GTCAGTTTGTCTGGCATGGCTATCGACCTGATCGAAAGAACCGTGGCGGGATATAACACCACCATGGAATTTCAGACTAGCAAATTAGAAGAGCTAGCCGCTACTCTTAACAAAGGGAAAAGTATTGTCGCAGCTATTAAAGACATTCGAGAAGCACCTATCATTGAGAAGGTACACGAAGTACTTTACTTAGCCCTATTGTGTGGTATAACTCAGAAAGAAGGATTACCCATACCACCGCGTGCACTGGAAAAATACCGCACGCATCGATTTGCTTTCACGTCGACAGGTTATCTAGACCTTAGTCTAGCTGTCGCTGAGCTTATCATTTATGTAGTAGAAACTTCTATTACATGCCTCAAGGAGGATTCGCTTTATGCTTTCCTCCGGTCGGGCAAGGCCTATGAAAAATGGGCTGAATCGACCTATGATCTCGAGGTTAAGAATGAATTCCTAGCTTGTGCTGAGGCACACAACTTCGAATACTACGCTTTCATCAATGGTGTTAAAAATGCCATTGAGACAGGTGAGCTTATTTTAGCTAACACACCTAACGCCAATCAGGCTGATCGCAAACTTATCTCCTTTCGTCTTACAAAGATGAAACTCATTATGGGCCACATCGTAACTCGCGATTTTACGTGCGCGGAGCGTCCAGCTCCACTTGCTATCTTGATTTTCGGAGCTTCCCAAGTAGGGAAAAGCTCCTTCACAAAGTCTGTGTTCTACCATTACGGTAAAACTCGCAAGAATGAGGCAGGAGAACTTACACCTCTACCTGTAGATGATCACTACAAATACCCTCGAAATGCAAAGGACCAATTTTGGACTAACTACTTTAATGATCAGTGGTGCGTCCAGATTGACGATGTTGCCTTTCAAAATGTAACTGCTGCTGAACCTGGTGGAGATAGAAGTGTTAATGAACTACTACAAATGGTGAATGTTGTCCCATATGTATTAACCATGGCCGCTATCGAAGATAAAGGGCGAGTCGCCTTTAAATCCAGGCTAGTGATAGCCACCACCAACACTCCTGATCTCAACGTAAATGCTTACTATAGTAACGGTTTCGCTGCTCTGCGTCGTTTCAAGATCGTAGTTGACATTGTACCTAAGGCTAAATACGCTAAGACTAGTGGTGAAGCCGGTGTCCTCATGTTAGATGATACTAAGATTCCCACCCCTGTTCCTGGTGTGTACCCTGATCTTTGGGACATTCGCATATTAGAAGCAGTTGCTATCAATGCTGGTAAGAGCTCTCACTCCAGACCTGGGTCTGCAGATGATGAGCGTATTAACCAGCGAGGTAAAATGCAACCTCGCATGGGGCGCCCTGACAAAGCTTTTGAGACAGTGGGGAAACCTATAGTTTTCGATAAAATGGACGACTTCCTCGAGTGGTACCGCATAGAAGCGGATAACCATGAGACTAATCAAAAGGCCGTTCTACAAGTTGATAATTATATGAAAGAGATCCACTTGTGTCCGAGTTGTCATCGTGCCTCCACTGCTTGTACTTGTTTGGTGTTACAATCTCGTCGCATTTCAGAAATTTATGACTGGTGGCGAGGGCGAACATTTAATTCTATTTTATGGATTAGAGATAAATTTAAGTTCACATATAGGTGGTTAATCTCAGACGCCCTAGACGTAACAAAAGAAGAGTTTATGCGCAGAATGCGCTACCTCGGAGACGATCTGAGTAGCCATGCCTCCCCATGGTTGCGGCGATTATTCGCTGCAGCTATGGGAGCGGTTACTATTGGAGCTGTCATTGTGGTGTGCAAGAATATAGCTGAAGATTTTAAGAGTCCTGAACCCAAATTGGAGTTTCAAACTATGACCGCACAAGACGTGAAATCCCTTTCCACTGACCAGCCAGGTGTGTGGTATAAAGATGACTATCGCATTACCCACCTAGATATAGGAGCCAAGAGTAAATCCTGGAATTCCTTGACCATGGATCAGATTATTAAACGACTAGATTCCGCAGTCATTGCTGTTCAGATTGACAGATATGAGGATGCCGATGGCAACCCTTCTTACTTCCCTGCCCAAATGTTTGGTGTGAAGGGAGATATATGGATGACCACCAATCATAGTCTTCCTTCTAAGAATGATGTCAACTTTGATATCTTCCGCGAAGAGGATTGTATGGGGGTTAATTCCAATGTAAGGAATGTTAAGGTTCCCCAGTCTGACATCTATAGAATCCCGGATAAGGATCTGGCATTCGTTCGATTACCCATCCCACCCGTAAAAGATAATTCAGGTCTGTTTACAACTGAATCTTTGAAAGGTGTACATAGTGGCCTACTTATAGGTCGCTGTCCGCGAGGAGTAGACAAAGGCACGTGGGGTCACAATTCTAAGCTTGGTACACTAATTACCATGGCTGCAACTAATATCCAGAGAGGTACAGTAAATATCACTAATGAAAGTGGTACTTATGTTGCGCAGGATTGGAGAACCCACTACGCTGGAGTAACTACTCTAGGGGATTGTGGTGCGATTTTATTAGCCAAGACCAATTATGGTCCTGTGGTTTTAGGAGTCCACCACATGGGTATGTCAGGGATGAACGCTGGAGCTTGCACTCCTGTGTCTCTAGAAATGCTTGAAGAAGTGTATGCCCATTTTGGGACTATAGTCATAGACGGACCTGTTCCGTTATCGGCTCCTAGTGTCCCAGTTACCATGGGACCTTTGCACCCTAAGAGTATATTAAGGTATATGGAGAGTGGAGATTTGCATTGTTATGGGTCTATAAATGCCCCACGTAGGAACGGAAAGTCGGATGTCCAGGATAACTTACTGCGCCCCCACTTAGAATCTCTCGGTTGGTCTACTGAATACATGCCCCCCATCCTTAACGGGTGGGAAATCAAGCATAATGCAGTGGCCAACATGAAGAATTCCGAATGCGGCATTCCGACAGATTTATTGAAAGAAGCAGCGGAAATATTTGCTGGTGAGATTTTCAAAGGGTTGACCGACGAACAAGTCGCATCGTTAGGCACCGTCGATTGGGACGTGGCTATTAATGGTGTTAACGGTATACCTTTTATGGACCGAATCAATGCTAGTACTTCTGCGGGACACCCTTATAATACTTCTAAGAAGAAGTTTATAACCATAGTCCCCCAAGATGATAATACCGAGAAAATCGAGTTCACTCCTGAAATTCAGGATAGAGCTCAAGATTGTTGGGACCAACTTGGAGCTGGAATTCGCTACAAACCAATATGCACGATGGTGTTTAAGGACGAGCCTCGTAAGGCCAAAAAGATTGCCGAAAAGAAAACTCGAGGCATAATGGTCTTACCCGTAGAATATATTCTATGTATGAGACGCTTGTTTTTACCATTGGTTCGCTTGTTTTACACTAATCATACCCTCTTTGAAGCGTTGCCAGGTATGGCTGCCAATACAAAAGA